TTTTGTTCAGATAAATGCAGAAATAACTGGTGGAATAAAAATAGAGAGTTAGTAAGTAAGAAAGCCAACTATGAGTGTATCTGTGCTAACTGTGGTAAAACCTTTATTTCTTATGGCAATAAAAACCGTAAGTATTGCAGTCATGAATGCTATATTTCTGCTCGCTTTGGAGGTGAGTGCCATGAAGATAACTAGCAATAATCAAATTAGAACTGATACACCATCAAGGAAATTTACAGAAGAAAAAATGCAAAAGGACTTTGAATATGAAGTGGCACAAATGCTGACAAAGAAGCTAATGGATAATGGATTAATTTCAGAAGATGAAACGGTGCAGATTAGTGAACTTAATAAGCTCAATTTTGAGCCATTTTATAAGGAAATACTAGATTAATAACTTGATAAATAGTGTCTTTAGAGTGATATATAGTACTGACCAAAAAGGAGGTGAGACGATGGCAAAGATAATAAAAATAGAGAAAAGACAGCAAATTAACAGAGTTAAGAAAATGCGAGTAGCAGCCTATGCTAGAGTTTCAACAGAAAGTGCAGAACAACTCCTTAGTCTTGAAGTGCAAAAAGAACACTATGAAAATTGCATAAAGGCAAATCCTTACTGGGAATACGCAGGGCTATATTTTGATGAAGGTATCAGTGGAACAAAAATAGAAAAAAGGGAGAGCCTGCTGAAATTACTTGATGATTGTGAAAAAGGAAAAATTGATAGGGTTATTACAAAATCTATCAGTAGATTTGCAAGAAATACAGTGGACTGCCTTGAAATGGTAAGAAAACTTACAGGATTTGGAGTAGCCATCTATTTTGAAAAGGAAAATATAGATACTGAGCATATGAACTCAGAACTTATGCTTTCAATTCTAAGTTCTATTGCAGAAAGCGAATCAAGATCCATTTCGGAAAATAGCAAATGGTCGTTAAAAAGAAGGTTTGAAAATGGGACTTATGTTATTTCCTATCCACCCTACGGCTATGAAAATGTTGATGGAAAGATGGTTGTTGTTCCAAGTGAAGCTGAGATTGTGAAGGAAATTTTTAGAATGGCAATATCAGGATTGGGATCATATCTAATAGCGAATGAACTAAACAAAAGAGGCATAGCTACAAAGAAAAACAGCAAATGGCACTCTTCAACAGTTCAAGCTATTTTAAAGAATGAAAAATATACAGGAGATGTTATCTTTCAAAAAACCTATACAGACGAGCATTTTAACAGACATAAAAATCGTGGAGAAAAGGTCAGATATATGATGAAAAATCACCACGAATCTATTATTAGCCATGAGGATTTTGAACTGGTAAAAACTGTAGTAGGTCAGAGAAGAAAAGAAAAAAATATAGATGGTTCAGATAACAAATATCAAAAAAGATACGCTCTTTCCGGAAAGGTATATTGCGGAGAATGTGGTTCAAAAGTAAAAAGGTGCATGAGATATGCACAAAGTGGAGACTATGCTGCTTGGACCTGCGTTAGGCATATTGAAGATAAGAAAAGCTGCAACATGAAGTATATAAGAGAAGAACATATCAAAGCAGCATATGTTCAAATGATGAATAAGCTTATAGCAGGCAAAAATACTATGCTGAAGCCTTTTGTAGACACTTTGCGAGGTGGCAATAACAAGGATCGGCTAAGGCATATTTTAGAACTTGATGAAAAAATAGAAAAGCTGAATGAACAAGCTCAGGTACTAACAAAGCTATTAAGTAGTGGTTATATAGAGCTAGATGTATTTTATGCAGAAAATAATAATATTTCCTTGGAGCTTGATGAACTTGAAAAGGAAAAAGCAAGTCTTTCATCAATCGTTAGTGGAGATCTAAATCATCTAAATGAAGCTCAAAAACTACTAAGATTTATAAACAGAAGTGAGTGTATCAAAGATTTTATTGATGATACTTTTTCGGAATTTGTTGAGAAGATCACAATAGAAGATAGACTTAAATTCACCTTTCATCTGAAGTGCGGCTTAAATTTAACAGAGGAGGTGATAGTAAAGTGACACACATACCATATGGATACCGAGTAGAGAATGCAAAAGGTGTTATCTATATACCAGAGGCTGAGAAGGTGATTGCTCTATATAAAAAATATCTTGAATGTAACTCAATGAGGGCATCAGCAAAAGCTGTAGGAATAGATAAAACACATAGTTCCATTGGAAAGATATTAAGAAATACGGTATATCTTGGAACGGATTTTTATCCAGAATTGATAGATGAAGATCTATTTAATAAGGTTCAAGAAGCTAGAAAAAATAATACGATTCAAAGGAATAGAATCAAAGAAATTAGTCCTTCAGAAGCGTTTGTGCCTGTTACAGAATTTAAGTGCTGCAGAGCAGAGCTGAAATTTGATGATCCATATAAGCAGGCAGAATATGTATATAGTTTGATTAGGGAGGGATAGAGTTGAATGAGAATGTAATGCTTATTCCCGCTAGGAAAAGACCGGGAAATTCGATAAGTAATCAAAAAGAAAAACCTAAGTTAAAGGTAGTAGCTTATTGTAGAGTTAGTACTGATAGCGAGGAGCAAGCTGGAAGTTATGAAATGCAGGTGAAGCACTACACGGACTATATTTCCAGAAATAGTGATTGGGAATTTGCGGGAATTTATGCGGATGATGGTATATCGGGCACAAATACCAAAAAACGTGAAGGCTTTAATGAGATGATTAATGACTGCATGGCCGGTAAGGTGGATATGGTTATAACTAAATCCATCAGTAGATTTGCAAGAAATACCATAGACTGCCTAAAGTATGTAAGACAGCTAAAAGACAACAACATACCTATCATATTTGAGAAAGAAAATATAAATACTATGGAAGCAAGCGGTGAACTTCTTCTTACCATTATGGCATCACTTGCTCAGCAAGAATCAGCTTCATTATCTCAGAATGTTAAGATGGGTCTACAGTTTAGGTATCAAGAGGGCAAGGTACAGATTAACACAAACTGGTTTTTAGGCTATACCAAAGATGCAGATGGCAATCTGATTATCGATGAGGAAGAGGCTAAGGCTGTAAAAAGAATCTATCGTGAGTATCTAGCTGGATCAAGTCTAAGAGAAATTGCGACAGGACTCCAGAGGGATAAAATAAAAAATGGAGCAGGACATCTTAAGTGGCATGTTTCTAACATAAAAGGAATTCTGGAGAATGAAAAGTACATTGGTGACGCACTACTGCAAAAGACAATTACAACAGATTTTATCAATAAAGTTCGTATTAAGAATGATGGAACAGAGCCTCAATATTATGTAAAAGATAACCATGAAGCCATTATTCCAAGAGATATATTTATACAGGTGCAGGAAGAAATGCTAAGGCGTGCCAATATGTTTAGTGGAGAAGGGAAAAAGAAAAAGCGAGTCTATTCAAGTAAGTACGCACTTTCTAGTCTTTGTATTTGCTCGAAGTGCGGTGATATTTACAGGCGAGTCGCTTGGAATAATCGTGGAGAGCGTTTGGTGGTATGGCGTTGCTGCACAAGGGTTGAGCATGGGCCAAAAAGCTGTGATGCACCAACTGTACGAGAGGAAGAACTACAAACAGCAGTTGTAAAAGCCATGAATGAGGTTTTGAAAACCTCTGATGATACTGAAAAAATTCTAATAAAGAATATTGAGAAAGTAGTTGCTGGCAGTAACGATGAAGAAATAGAAGTCATCAATAGAGTAATTGAGGTAAAACAAAAGGAACTCCTTGCACAGGTAAGAGCTAAGAAAGACTATACTGACATTGCTAATGAAGTTGATGAACTGAAGAATGAAAAACATAAGTTGCTTGTTAAGAAAGCTCTTGATGAAGATACCAAAAGACGCATCAAGGATATGAAGGAATTTCTCAAAAGTCAAAGCAGAGAGATAACAGAATATGATGAAGAACTTGTTAGAAAATACATCAAGCAAATAAAAATATATGATGATAAATTTGAAATAACCTTTAAATCTGGAATAGAAGTAGATGTTGAGAGAAGATAGAAATGGCCTGAGCTTTAACTAGCTTGGGCTTTTTTTGATTGATATTTGGACAGAAAAAGCCAATGATAGCGTGAAGTATAAGCAGGTGGCAGGACAAGAGGAGTTTGATAGATTCTAACTCTAATTTAATAAAAGTTGTAAATACGCATTTATTTTAAAAGTGTGCATTGAAATCTTCACTGAAGGATGCTATAATACTACAAATAGATTTAATAAAAATGCGTATTTACAATATTTTGCTAAATGAGGTGCAGAAATGGAAGTACAAAGACCAAGATATTTAAATCAACTTATTGATAAAAAAGATAATGGAAGAGTGAAGATTATTACAGGCATTAGAAGGTGTGGGAAATCATATCTTTTATTTGAATTATACAAAAAGCACCTACTTTCCTGTGGAGTAAGTGAAAATCAAATGATAATGATTGCACTTGACAGTCTACAGAATATTAAGTACAGGAATCCAATAGAACTGGATAACTTTTTAAGAGGTAAAATTGAAGATAATGGAATTAAGCACTATATTTTTATTGATGAGATTCAGTTTGTAGAAGAAATTCCCAATCCATATTTGGAAGGAAGTTATTCAAAAATTACATTTGTCGATTTGGTACTAGGATTAATGAAAATACCAAATGTAGATGTGTATATTACAGGCAGTAATTCCAAAATGCTTTCATCAGATGTATTGACGCAATTTCGAGATCGTGGTGATGAAATAAGGGTATACCCATTTTCATTTGCAGAGTTTTATTCATGTTATGAAGGGGATAAAAGAAAGGCTTTTGACGAGTATTGTCTATATGGCGGAATGCCAATGTCTGTACAGCTTAAAAGCCATGAAAAAAAGAGTGAGTATTTAAAGAATATTTTTACAAGTACCTATATTAAAGATGTAATAGAGCGTAATAAAATCTTAAAAGACACATCTATATTGGATGATTTGCTAGATATTATATCTTCATCTATTGGCTCTTTATCTAATCCAACAAAATTAGCTAATACTTTTATGTCAGAAAAAAATATAAAGATATCTCAGTTTACAGTAAGCACTTACCTAGATTATTTTATAGATGCTTTTTTAATTGAGAAAGCCAGAAGATATGATGTGAAAGGGAGAAAATATATATCATCTCCGTACAAATACTATTTTTCAGATATTGGACTTAGAAATGCAAGGTTGAATTTCAGGCAGAATGAGCAATCACATATCATGGAGAATGTAATATATAATGAACTTCGAATGAGGGGATTAAATGTAGATGTTGGTGTTGTGGAATACAACTATAAAGATGAGAGTAAAAAAACTGTCAGAAAGAACTTAGAAGTCGACTTTGTTATAAATAGGGGAAGTAACAGATATTATATTCAATCGGCACTTAATGTTGATACAAAAGAAAAGCAAATACAAGAAACAGAATCTTTGAGGAGAACCAGAGATTCCTTTAAAAAGGTTGTTATAGTTAGAAATAATATTGTGCCAAGATATGATGATGATGGTATTTTATATATTGGTGTAGAGGACTTTCTTTTAGATGAAGCTGCATTGGATTTATAAAAATAGCAATATTAAATTTAATAAAAATGCGTATTTACAATATTTGAATAAATTTGAATTTATACAAAAGAGGGAGTCATGAGTGAAAATATTCCATTCAAGATAAAGAAAAAAATAAATGATATTCGATTACTTCAAGTAGAGATTAAAAACTGGAAAATGAAAACAGAAACAGAAGTAGTTAATACTCTAAAGTTATTTGAAAAAACACCTAGAGATGAAATGTCATTATACTATTCTCCGTATTTCAAAGATGACAAATTTGCTGAGGAACTTTTACAGATAGCACCTAATTATTCAGATAATGAAAAAATACTATTGAATATCATATCTATTTTGGGAAATATGATACTAAGATACCAACTTGAAGAAACCACTGAAATTTATAATTTTATTTTATCAAATGCTTATAAAAAAGGACTTGCAGGTTATGTTTCTAACTATTTACCGCGTTTAAAAAATTTTGAATATTACCCTGATAAATGGAAATACTTTATGAGTATGCAAAAAATGACACTAAAAAAAATTGCACATCAAAATTTGGTTTATATTATTAATCAAAATATTCAAAGTGTCCCTGAAGAATACAAAAAAGAAGTAATTTCTTTTTTACAAATAAAGCATGATTTAGCTAATAATGATGGTGGCAAGAAATTTTATTTAAATATGATAAAAAAGATCAAAAACTAAAATACGATTGACGTAATGTTTGATAGATAAAAAATAG